ATTGTAGCATCACTATTTAGCGTGACATTTCCATCAACATTTAATACTTGACGAATATAAACATCACTATTCATTGAAACATCGTGTAACACATACAATAATCCATTTAATGATGTGTTATTCTGTACTTCTAAATTTTCACCTATATAAACCATACTACATAAACTGACATCACCTTTACATACCAATTCACCACTTAAATCATAATCACCTAATGATTTTACATTTCCACTGATGTCAATATTATAATAAGATACACCATCATTTAATATATCAAATTCAGTATATGTTGATGTTTCAATAGTTATAGCTTCAACAAACATTAATCGACCTTTAATACGCAAATCCCCATCCAAATACATATCACTATTTAAAGTAACATCTCCACCCACTACAACATCACTATTCAATGAAACATCACCTTTTGCACTTAATGTACCATCAATACCTATATTACCAAATATATATGCATTAGTTAAATTGATTTCTCCTTGTACTGTCAAGTCTTTACCCATTATTGAATTACCACCAAAATATGTTTCGCCATTACGAATGTCTATTAACATATTTTCAGATAAATCACTATTAGTTCCTATAACAATATTATGATCACTATCTATATCTGTTGGAGCTAAAATATTGGGAGTTTTAAAATAAGTTTTCAATTGTGTTATTTCTGGATTGCTTTCATTAACACCATAATATTGCATTAATAATCCATTACCTTTAATTTGAGATGCGTGAATATCTGCTAAATATTCTGTCAAATCTATGGAATTAATTGAATTAATAAATAGACCATTAGAAAAAGCACCTGAATTAGTTATATTTGTTTTTTTGAGAAATATAAACTCTGTATAATTACTAACTGTACTGTCAGTATTATTAATAAAACCCATAAATCCATAATTTTCACCTAATGTTTGTTTATATGGAAAGTAAAATCCGATTTGTTGTCGTAAATATGATTGTACACGATCAATATCGAAACCTGAATTAACTGGATTTTCATTTAATAATATTAAATTTCCTGCTATAGTCACATCATTAAATATATTTGTTTTGGAAATCATTTTTGATGCTACGACATTATCCAATGAACTTTCTTGACTTAATGTGACTGTAACTGGTACATAATCTTGTGCTGCACTATCTTGTGATGTTGTATTAGTAACTGTTTGGTTTATCACATAATTCTGAGACTCGGTTTGATATAATTTGCGTGACATTAAATATAATAAACAAAAAAAATTATCGAGTACAAATATAAATGAACAGTTTTAATAATAAAAAAGCTCCATTCAAATCTAAATTTGCAGATACTCCTGCACCTAGTAATACTGTATTAAATGTTAGTGCTGAAAACATGACCAAACTATATTCATTAATAGAACAAGGTAATGTTGGTATAATCACAGATTATTTATTGGGCAAAAGTTTGGATTTAAATACTGTGTATAATGGAAATATTATATTAAATACAATCATGAATCTTAACACATCAAAAATGTCTGAAGATAGAAAGCTTGAATTTATTGATTTCTTTGTCAATAGGAAAAAAGTAAATGTCAATTCATACGATGACAAAGGTATGACACCATTACATGTTGCCACTAAAAAAGGATATGTGAAAATAGCAAGGTTTTTACTAGATAAAGGTGCTCATGTAAATACACACAATGCCGATGGATTATCACCATTACATTATGCCACATTAATAACCATTGTTGATTGTCCTAAAGAGAATGCACCATTAGCAATTATTGAAAAAAGTACAGAACCTAAAGTTAAAGTTAATAAATTGACAAAGGATATGATTGCTATATTTATGGAAAAAGGACAAGATATTAATATTCCTGGACCAGTTGATGCTCCAGCTCCAGTTCCGGCTATGATGCATGATACATTTATTGAAAATATGAATAAAATATTATCTTTTTATAGTAAAGCATCTGATCTAATTATTGACAATTTAGAAATAAGTAAAAATATCACTGATAAAATCAAAAAAAATACAACTTCTATGACTGCTATTGAAATTGGTAAAGAATTTGCCGATACTGCTATGAAAACTCTTGGTAACAAGTTAAAGTTTCCTGAAAAGATAATGGGCAGTGTGGATGAATTGATATATGGATTTGATAATACTGTTTATCAAGCATTTAATAATTTAAATTTAATACCAAATGATCCAATGCGCAATGCTATTAGAAATGTTGACAATCAACGCACAATTTTGAATAACCGTACAACACTATATAAAGATATCATCAATAAATTATTCAATACAATTGTACAACGTCTAGGATTTCTTTTAGGAAGCTTATTAGAACAACCATTAAATGAACTAGAAGAACAGACTAAACAAGAAATTACAACAGAATTACCCAGAGCTATAAAATTATCAAAAAAATATGATATTCCATTTGATGAAAAAGAATTAACAGAAATTATTAAATGGAGATCTATTGGTTCTGATCATAATTATAAAATAAGTGAATTATATCGTTTAAAAAAACAACCTGATAAACGTATGGATCCTCATGGTAAATTTAACGATGCTGAATTATTACATTCTATTTTACCCGATGTTAATGCATCACTAGTTGATTTGGGAACGTTAGATAATTTGATCGTGCCTATTATTACTTATTATAATATAGGAAATATTGTATTACCTGATCGGATTGATATTCCTGTTGGTTCTAATATTTTTGATTATTTAACTAATTTAATAATGTCGGTAAATGGATCACTTCGACGAATTGTACCAAATGATTTAATAACAAAAAAACAATTTAAAAATTCACAAAAAGAAATAATTACAATGATTATGTTTACACAATTAGATTTTACAAATGAATTATCTATTGCACAACGGCTATTAAACCTAGAAATTTCGAATAATGATCAAGTAAGAATTGCTACAGCTCGAGGAATTGTTTTACAAATTGAACAACAATTGGATAATTTAAAAACCATTATAACAGATAATATAGAAGAAGGTATTTTAGAATTAAGTGATTTCAATCAAACTCATAATCATATATTAATAAATAAATTAGAAAACACTGTTGAACGATTAAATTTTTTGGTAGGATTGCAAACAACATTCAATCCATTTCATTCGATTAAATTTACAATAACAGACATTGCTGCCAATATTATGGCTATTCAAGTTGCCGAAAATAATCCAAATCAAGAAGAATCAAATGCCATATCGGTAGCAGATATGAATAAAAATATACTAGATTCGATTCGCATAATGTTTAAAACAAGTAAAAATCAAAGTCTGGAAATGGAAAAATTCATGAATACAAATTTAACTAATGATGTAATAGCTATTAAAGTATTCATGATCAAAATATTACTTTCGCATCAAATTAATGAGTTTAATAATATTTTAACATCAAATAAAAAGAATTTAATCACTAATTTTGTTCAAACAATGGAAAAAGCTATATATGCCAAAGAAATGAAATATTATATTATACCAACAATTAAAACCGATATAGTTACTGATAAAGAATTAGAATATCAGTTGTTAAGACGAATATATGATATTGAAGGATTAGCGGATAATAATTTAGAAACATATTTTGTATCTAATAATGGTGTCATTAATGGTAATACAATAATTGATGCTTTCTTTAACGATTACAAAGCCAACAAACAAGCCAAACCTATAGAATCATTTATGGATTTGATTCAAATGCAAACATTTATGGATTTGGATGTTAATGATATTGATGCTGTTGCTGCTGTTCCTGCTGCTGCTCCTGCTGTTCCTGCTGCTGCTAATATGACCGATTATATTGAAATGAATCGAAAATTTAATGTCGAGATAGAATTATTAGAAAAAGATAAATGGGACAAAAGAAATAAAGATTGTAATGGAATAATTGGTGCATTTTATGGTTTAATGTTAATTTTACTAAAAAGATATATTTATGATGACTGTAATTTACATAATCGATTACATAATGGTATAACAGAAGATTATATTGTGAAACAATTAGAAGAATATTTAATTAGTCTTGGAAATTTGAATAATCATATGAATAATAATTACCAATCTGAAATATATAATCAAATGTACGGTGCTACTGATCTTAATATTCTTGATGTTGATATTAGTAAAATTATCAATGCATATGATGAATATAATAATCGAGTAATAAATACAGCTAATGATAATGGTGATATAAATGCGGATAACACATATACGTATAATGTTTTTATGTATAATAACCATGCCAATAATGATTATATGATTGATTCTGGTGCATATAATATTTTTATTAAAACAGCATTGTATTTCACCATAAAAAATAATATTCAATATTCAAGCATACATATAATAAATTTAATTAATATATCATTTGTCAATTTAAACAGCAATATATCATATTTTAATATTATAGATAAAACAAAAACGGATCGAACACCTATGTATAGAAGATTATATTATAATATAGAAAATGAGATTAGTATGTATAACAAATTAAATAATATGATATCTTCAAATTATAATATGTTAACAGTTAGAAATATATATCCTTTACATATACCGATATGGAACCAAGAACAAATGCAACAACAATTAATTCTTCAAATAACAAATATACTATCGATAATAAGAACATTACAACAACCACTATCAATACAAGATATTGAAAGATATACAACACAACAGTTTATTTTATATAATCAACTGCTACAACAGTTACAACCCCCATTATTGCAACAATTAATCGAGCCATTACGAGGGTTTCGAGAACGAATACAAATAATGAGACGGCTTGGTGGAATGACACAAATTTTTTCACAACTAATGACACGAATTTTTGATAAAATAAATGAATTATTGCAACCAATATTACAACCGGTACAATTGGTAAATAATTTTCATGAAAGATTAAACAAAACATTTATTACAAATATAAATTATGATGAAAATAATATATATCCTAATAATTATTACACATTAAACATACAAGCCCCAACTAATGTAATTAATGAATCAATAAAATTTTCTAATATTACCATACCTAATGGTTCTAAATATGCTGAAATATTCGCAATAATTGTATATATTGCAAATGATGTGGCTAATGAAATAAGTAAAAAGGCAACAGAAACAGATATTGAATCATATAGAGATTATTACAAATTTTATCATAAATTGTGTTCTATTTTATACATAATATATATGCTTTCTACAAAACAATCTAAACAATATTATGATTTATTAGTATTGGAATTAAAAGAAATTAAAAAGATAATTGATAAATTTTCAATTGATAAATATTCTGAGTCCATCAGACAAATAAATCAAATGATAGTAGGTACAAATATAATTGATACAATATTAACTAACAAATCAAACCAAATTAAAAACATATACGATGTATTATTTGGTTATACTGAGCAATGCATTAATAATAGTGTATTATTTGATCGTTATCATGTGGCTATACCGAAACTTAAAGAAGCATATAATATTGTGACATTTATAGATGGGTTTCCAGGCACAAATGTAGATGATACAAATAAATTAACACTGGTAAATGATAATATAAAAACGAGTTTACATGAATGGCATATACATGGAGTCATTGATTTTACATATACTAATTATATTAATACACCAACAATAAGTTTTTTAAAAAATATACAATATATTAAATTAACAACCAATCCTCAATTAATAGCATTTTTAACAAATATAATTTTGTTGATTCAAATGGATGTAAATAATGATGATTATTATAGTGAATTCGATTTATTACAAATAAAAAATAGTGAAGGTAATGATATTCCACATAATGTATCAACTATTAAAGAAAAATTAATAGCATTCAGTAACTTATTTATACATGAACAAATAAACATTAAAGATGATTTAATTCGTATGATCGAGGAACATTTCAGTTCATATTATCAATCAATTTATTTATATTATTTCAAACATCAAATAGATATGACAAATTTAGTTTTTGCACCAGGGTCTGAAATAGATTCAATTAATTACATTGATGAACAATTTCTAAAGAAAGCCATAGCATTGAATTACTCTGAAACTATTTCTAAATATAAACTAAATCTCACCGTTCCTGCTGTCCTTGCTGTTCCTGCTACAAGTAATCAAAAATTAATTAAACTTAAAATAGATACACTTAATGACGAATTAAACGAAACTATATTAAACGATCACATGCGCAGTATATATGAACAATTTGCACAAATTTATATTAAAAACAATTTAAATCATATGTTTGTTGAAAAAATTAGAAATAAAATAACTAGTACTGATAATATAGAAGTTCCGCGATTAGATCATCTTACATTACAACCCGAAGAATACGACTTTAATTCAAACGATTTCGAGTCTAAACTAATCGAGTTTGCTAAAGATAATCTTATACCTGATCAACAGGTACATAACAATATTAAATTAATTGAAGACGAAGATTTTGATATTTACGGTTTTGAAAATGATCAAATTGAATCTGATGGTATTACACATCATATATTCTATTCATATGATTATTATAATAAAAAGGTTGAACGCGAATGCATTCAATTAAATACCGAAATTATTACTCTATTGTTAGAAAAAAATGCAAATGTTCGTGACACAGATATGCATGGTAAAACAATTATAGATTATATGATTGAAGGATCAATGCATTACTTATTGTCAAATCCTAATGTAAGAAATATATGTAATAAATTTAATTCTATAGATACATTAGTTAAATATGAACTTGCACATAATGCATCTTTTAGTAAAGGATTAGAAGGTAATAAAACATATCCATTCATATTAAATCATCAAAATGATTTCATTGCTCGTCTTAAGGCTAATGATAATGTTAAAAAAAATATACCTATTAATATACGTCATGTTATGTCTGTGTTTTTCGTTATGCAGAATATTTATTGGTTTAGATTGTTGAATAAGACTAATTATAATGGTGTTGTTGGTGAAGTTAATGGAATGTATTTAGATCTGGGTTTTGTCGAATATGACCAAACTATGGTTTCTGTGAATCAATTTATTAGTGATAATTATGATTGGAAAACAGTCTTTCATCAAGAAGTAAATGCAGAACAAATATTGGGTACTAAAAAAGGAAAAACTAATAATAAATTAGGTAAAACTGATTCTGTGATATTTAGAGATGTGAAATCAGATGAAAAGAAAAATATAAAGAATACTATTAATACAAATTTAGGAAATTATACTGATTCTGAAAATAGTAGTGCTATTTATGTTGATATATATGAAGATAATATAAATAGTAACCATAGAGATAAAACATTTAGGTTTTATAATAAATTATTATCAAAATATGATAAAACCCCTGTAGCATGCACATATGTATGGAAAAAAGTAGTCGAAGAATCAGTATCAAAACCATTCATAATTCATGATGCCATAATTGATAAATTTAATGAACAACTATCAAAAGTCAATGATGATAAAAAAGCACAAGATATGTTAGGTAATGGAAATATAGATTATCAACATCCTAATTATATTGAAGAAATGAAAATACTTTGTGGTAAATTAGATGAAATAGCTAGTCCAATATCAAATTTTATTGATGGGCGTTTTTATCCTAATGTTATATATGAAAATGTGTTACTAGAATTTCAAGTTAGTGCTATAACACATATTTTAACCGTATTTTTAGGAACTAATATGTATATGTTTTTCATGCGTTTATTGGAAACTGAAATGATTAAATCTAAAATAAATCTTGGTACTAATGATGAAAAATTGACTAAAATAACAGAATTATTGGCACCATTGAAAACATATTTACTTACTAATGAACTTAAAGAGGGTAATTTAAGTTATGATTTCTTAAAGGCTCATCTTAATTTCAAGTTACAGAATGAAGATGATGATGAAATAGTATTACCAGCTACTTATTTTATCGATTTGTATAAAAAAATACCTGATTTACATTTATATAATATCACTGAAGGTAGTAAAATAATAGATCAATTAAAAAATTATGTTGCTGAATATTATTTAACATTATATCAAGAAACCGCAATAGCATTAATGAATTTTTCAGATGGTTATTATCGCATGACTAAGAATCAAATATTGGGTATTAAATTTATAGCTGAATTAGATCCTAAATTAAAACCTGATTATGTACCACCATAAATTTAATTTATTTCATGAATTTTAAATGATTTCATGAATTTTAAATGATTTCATGAATTTTAAATGATTTCATGAATTTCCAGAGTATATGAATGATCCAAATTACCAAAATTATATAGTTCATCTTCGGCATCGTAAAATGTCACCTCCCATTCACTCAATTCTGCTAATGGAGGGTTAAAGTTTTCACCTATTTGTATAAATTGATTAAATAATACTGATCCAGGTTCATCAGATAATAATAACTTTGCGAATAAATTATCTATTTGACCCGAATTGTACGAATCTTTAAATATAGGACAAGACATTAATATATAATTATCACCACTCATATTAATAGAATTATTATTATATATATTGGCCAAAGGCATATCATTTTGATATGCATCTGTATTTATATTAGTATATTGATAATTAGATATAGCATTTGGTTTTCCACTGTTACGATATCCTATTAAATTACCTATCGTATCTGTTCTATCGAATAATATTTGTGATTTAATAGGAAATTTAATACCCATTGCTTCACCACCATTAGTAACATCAGTATTAGTAGCCGAAATATTATATTTAGGTAATTTTATTTGATATGTATTATCATCAATAACCTTTTCCACTTCAAACGATGTGTTAATAACTTCTTGAGGAATAGAATCAGTATATGTGGCGTTTAATATAGTTATAGTTACACCAGCTATCAATCGATGATTAGGATGTGTAACTATCAATCGTCCAACAGTATCTATAAAACTTGAACCAGTTTTAAAAGTTAATGCTCTAGGATGAAAGATAGTGGAATAAAATTTAATAGAAAAAACATCTGTCCTAGGTTCTATTGATACAGTACATTCGTTAAATTCATAATATGTATAATCTGTAACATTTAAATTGATGATTCGTAATGTTTCGCGTTTAACAGCTTCTATTTTAGACTTTAAACTAGATGCTAATAAATCAACAGAATAATTACCTGAATCCAATTCCACTGAATAAACTGCATTACCATCACTTTGTAATTTCCAGTAAAACATATTATTTTTTTTCTTTTCGGGCATTGATTTGATAACTTTTTCTGTGTTGGGAAATTCTGTAGAAATTAATTTAATTTTTGAGATATTATAGAAAGTTTTCTTCAAAGGTATTTTATAAAAGTTATTAACAGGATATCCTGATGTAAGACTATTCACTTTAGCTATCCATATATTATTACCTCCTTTACCATATACACTTATATTATTTACTATTTTTAATGCAATAATAATAGTATCATCAGTAGTATCTGTTATAGTATGATAACCTTGAAATTGATCTATTGATAATGGATAATTGGCATTTATCAAGTTTAAATTCACACCATTTATATCATTGAATATTATTTTGATATCTGTCAAGTTATATGTAGCGGAAAAATTAGAAATAATACTACCTAATTGAATATAATAATAATCATCATTTTTAATCTCTATAGAATCTTTTGTAGCATAAATTTTTTGTAAGCCATTAATTTGATTTATAGGTATATTATTATAATCGGTATCATTATTTCTATCACCAATAAAGTTTTCTATTTCTATATACATATCATTGATTGTGTCGAAATTTATTCCATGATTTTTATGATTTATTCTGGCATAAGAATTATTAGAAATAAATGTTATCGCTTCAGCCAAATTTAATACTTTTGACATAGCACCTTGTAATATAATACTATCATTAATTTGAAAAGAATGATTTACATGTCTAATAACTATTTCAGAATCATTAATTGTTTTCATTATGATATCAATAGGATTTGCTTCAAGATATAATATATTTGTTCCTAATACATTTTTTGATTCTATTGTTCTATGTCTTGAATCAATATTTATTTTTGATATTCTAACATCTTGTTTATCACGTAATTGTTTTGGTAATATTTTTTTATATTTATTTATATCGTTATACGAATCATACGAATCACGAGAATTATTTGTTTTCATATATGTGCTCATTATTATAATATTACATTATTAATCTAAGTTTAAAAATTGAATTATTGATGTTATATTACAAAATAAATATAATAATAATGTACAGATGTAATTGCTTTGTAAAATCCAGTATTTGTTTTGGTGTTTTTTACACAACATTAAGTACTGTTGATATATGTGCAACTATGATGAATTATTATATACCTAAAAATATAGGTGAATTATTATGCAGTGGTTCAATAAGTACAAGTATATTGTTATCAACAAATAAATATACTGGTGAATTATTTTTTATTATTGGTTGTAGTGGTATTGGAATATATTTTCATACACTTTATAAAAATTGGTCTTCATATTCTTATAAAGTTAAAAAATTTGCTCTAATAGCTGCTTTTACTAGCATGATGTGTTTGAAAACTTTTTTCATAGAACCATCGATTAGAAAAGAAGAATTGATTAGATATAATGAAAGAATAGATAATATGTATTTATATAATGGATATGTAGAAGATAACTCATATAGTGATGTATGGTAATTTAAAATGCACTAAATATAACTTGTGAGAATTACAAACACGTAAATGGAAATCTAATGATTATAAAAAATTATTCAATAAATTATATACTGGTAAAATTAAAAGTGGATCGAAACGTTTATATTCAGCATGCCATTTAGATAAATAAATTCCATGATTTTTATTTATCATATTATATTATAATGGATCCTAAATTAGAAAAGTATTTAATTAGATTAAAAGGCAAAATGGATGATAATGAATCTAGATTTACATCATATATTAAAAGTGGCGCTAAATTAGTTAAGATTGGTTCGGGTACTAGTAAACGAGAAGTAAATCAAACAGTGACTGATTACATGGATGAATATGAGGTTGAAGAAGGTGATGTATTTGTTATTATATATTATATGTTTCATTTTGGTAGCTATTTACATGGACCAGTAATAATGACTTGTGAAATTAAAACAATAAATGATAAGGGTAAAATAACTCGCAAAGAATCAAAAGCAAGTATTTTACATTATTTAACAGAAGAATTACAGACACGCAAATGGAAATCCAATGATTATAAAAAATTATTTAATAAATCATATACTGGTAAAATAGGTAATGGTTTGAAAGAATTATATACAGCACGTCATTTGGATAGATAAAAATTGAAATATACTTTTATTACAATTATATTATTTTATATGTAATGTCACAGACAAGAAATGAACAAATTATTTTAAATATTCAATCATATATTGAAAAAAATAAATTAATTTTTAATAATTGGAAAATTATTAAAAATAATACTGTTTTATTTTCTAAAAAACTTTTAAATTATTTATTGGATGACGAAATATTCGAAAATTCATATATATCAATTGATGATATATATGATTATTTAAGTGAGAAAAATACTTTTGAATATTTTTGGTTGAAAGAAATATTTTTTCAAATACGTATTGAAAATTTAAATGGATATCAAATAATTCAAATTATTAAAAATAAGCATATTAAGGGTCAACAACTATTTACTTTTACAATTGAATCTTTATTAAATGATAAATTTACCGATTATGATAATTTAACGTTTAAAGTTGAAGATAATTTTTTAGATGATGAACGTTTTGGTCACATAATTAAATCAAAACATAGTGGATCTCGTGTAGATATTGTAATTGATTATATTAAACTAGTAATTGAATATGATGAACCACAACATAAATCATTTGATCATTCACAAGCTGATAAAACACGTGATCAAATATTTAATGCATATGGTTATCATGTTATTAGATATAATAAACAAATGAATATAATTACATTTATGAATAATTTATCAGATATTATAAAAAAACGCATATTTCAACATGATCCAGACACACTAGAAAATTATATAACAAATATATTTATTGATCAAGGATTTAAACGAGCACAAATTGAATTTTTGGTAAAAGAACAATGTATAGATATAATAAATGGTGCTGCCGATGAACATATTGGTATTACACCAAGAACTTTAACATTTAATTATTTGATGCAATATATTAATGCAGATGAAGAATATATTGAAGAATTTAAAGAAAACATTGATCAATTAGATGAAATTACACAAGCATATGAAATAACAGATAATGATATCATATTATCACCAAATGCATTTGAATATTTAATGGGAAAAATTGATGGTATCGATTATGATATTATAAATACATTACATGAATTATATATTAAAATTAAAAATACACTAATAAATAATATTTTTAAAAGCGCCAAGGAAATGATTCGTGACAAAGAATCATTTATTGCAACAATTCATCATGTTACAAATGATGCATATTTACGAGCTGAAAAAGATGTTTATTTAAAATATAGAGATCAAGATTTAATAAATAAAAATCAAGCAGAAACAATTAACATTCTAGAAAATTATATCAAGGAATTATTACCACACAATGGAAAAGGTTTACAAAGAAAAACAGCCAATGATACATTATCACATAGCGAAGGAAAATCAATCACGAAACAAATTCCTGAATTGGTATATAGAAAAGATAAATCAAAGCATATAAGTATCAATGCATTTAAAACACTATATAAAATTAATTCGTGGAAATATCATATACCAACATGTGTAACTGAATATATTAAAGATATCAAGAAAAAACTAAAATGTGATAATAATGAACTATATAACGAAATAATCACAAATTGTGAATTAATTTAATTTATCAAAAAATTGAAAAATATTATATCACATTATCCCATTGTAATTGTATTATTATCTTATTTACTTCTAAACCTCCAACATGAAATCCAGACTATCCCCCAAACAGAGAGCATCAGTTGGTGATCCATACTGTGCTCCAACAATTCCATCTGCCGCAACTGAATCAGTTGAAAGAGGTGTAGCATATTGCATCAGCTCGCTGTGTGTTTTAGGAAAGTACCTCCATCCCACATTCAAACAAGAGATTCTTGCTTTGAACACACTTCTTAATATCAGAGAAGATCGTGAAAGTCGCATCAAACTCCAGACTATTGTTGCATATATTATGGGTTATCTTGAACGTCTTCCTAATGATGGAAAAACTTGTTTGACTTATGATGATGTGAAAGCGTCTATTGCACCTGTAACACCCGCACCTATGCTTGTTCATGGTGGTCTGTTGACACATCATCATGGTGTGTCCCCTCATGGTGTTTCTCCAGCACCTTATTATGGTGTGCCCCCTCATGGATACCTACATCCCAGTGTCCCATCTCCATCTCATGTTGCTCCCCCAATGGCGCATCATGATCCAGGAATGTACATCAAATCCGAGTATGTGATGATTGCCGGGCGCCTCGTGAAAATTTCCAGATAAATCGTAACATTGTCATATGAGCCTTGTTTTTCGATTTACAGTTGCTGATTTAACAGAATTTTTTTATATATATATTTGATAATTATTGAATTTTAAATATATTATTTAATGTTATAATAATGTTTACTTTAAAACACAAAGCTTTAAAATACAAGTCAAAGTATTTGAATTTAAAAATGAATAGTGAACCAGGTGAAAAGCGATCTCGTGATGAGATTAGTGTACCCACTTTAGAAGAAAGATCAATGCAAATAGTTGATAATTTTGTTTTACAAAGAACTATTGTTCCAGATTACTACAGCGTTAGACGTTTTCCTGTGCCACATGAATCTGCGAGATGGATAGATGTTATGAATTATCAACCTGTTCAATATACTGATGGTGTAACAATATATCATAATGTAATGATGATGGATCCATGGGATTCAAATGTTAATTTTGATCCTAAACATACAGAATATGTTGCAAAGAAAGGAATGCTCACAGCCAAACGTGGAGGTTGGGCCGATTCTCCAGATATTGATGAAAAAGTTCCCGTTACTAAACCTCGACCTTTAGATAACGTATTAGAACCCGTTATTCGTACGGTTAATTGGTCAGCTAGAGAAGAAATTTTATATTGTCAAGAACAATTAGATGAATGTTTAAGTGTCATGAATGATCAACGTGATAATAATAGTAAAATAAGAGATTGTCTCCCTCGTCTATTAAATTTTTGTAATGAAAAGGGTATTAAATTGCGTTACAGTTATACTGGTCCAGTTCGATTTGGTGATGATGGATTGCCACAAAACCCTATTGGTAGAACTGGTTTAGTAGGACGCGGAACATTGGGTAATTGGGGCCCAAATCATGCTGCTGATCCAGTTGTATGTCGTGCTCATCCAGAAAGCAAAAAATTACAATTTGTTTTGATTAAAAGACCTAGGGGTGAAGGTTGGGGATTACCAGGTGGTATGGTTGAAGCAGGTCAAACTATTGGTAATGCTAGAACTAGAGAATTTGCCGAAGAAGCATTGAACTCTAATAGACGAGACGGTGAAAGTGATGCTGATTTTGAACTCCGTACTGTTGCATTAGAAGCTGAATTAAAAGAAATGTTCAATCAATCCAATGAAATATTGTATCAAGGTGTGTCAGATGATCCCAGAAATACTGATAATAGTTGGATGGAAACCGCTGCTTTTTTAACATTAATGACTGGTAAATATGCAGAACTCGAATTAGAAGCTGGTGATGATGCTGAACGAGCCAAATGGACAGATTATAACAAGGAAAAACCTTTATTTGCAAGCCATAAATTATTCATTGATTTGGCTGTTGATAACTTGCTTAAGAAAGGATTAATTGAAGAAAGAGAAGATGGATTTTATTTCAAATAAAATTATTTTTTTATCTAACAAATATTTGATAAAAAAAATTGAATTATTTAAAGATTTCAATCATACTTTATTTATACACAATGCCACCCAAGAAAACAAAAAAATCGTCTAGAACTATTGAGGAACGCTTTCAAAAGAAGTCTCAAAGAGAGCATATTTTGATTCGTCCAGATAGTTATATCGGCTCTGTCTCGTTACAAGAAGAAAAACTTTGGATTTATAATTCAAAATGTGACAAGATTGTAGAAAAGGAAATAATTTATTCTCCTGGTCTATACAAGATATTTGATGAAATTGCTGTTAATGCAGGTGACAGAGTACAAGAAGATGATACATGTAATAAAATAGAATTTAATATCGATCAAGAAACTAATACTATTACTGTTAAAAATAATGGTCATGGCTTGGAAATCGTCGAACATCAAGAACATAAGATTTATGTACCAACATTAATTTTTGGGCATTTATTAACAGGATCTAATTTCAATGATGAAGAAGATGTTGATAGAACTACTGGTGGACGTAATGGTTTTGGAGCAAAATTAGCTAATATTTATTCTACAGAATTTACGATTGAAACAATTGATGCCGAAAGAAAGTTAAAATTTGTTCAAACATTTCGTGATAATATGTCTATAGAAGAAAAAGCTAAAATCACAAAATTGAAATCAGCCAATCCTATATCATATACCAAAATATCTTTTGTTCCTGATTTAGCAAGATTTGGTATGACACGTTTATCTAATGATATGATTTCTCTTTTCACAAAGCGAGCATATGATTTTGCTGGTGTATATAAACATATCAGTGTATCAGTCAATGATGTTAAGATAAAGTTCTCCAATTTTAAATCATATATTGAAAAATACAAATTCACAGCTGAAGCTGAAGGTGAAACAGGTGAATTAATAGATTTTAGTAATATTATGTATCATGATAGTGAACGATGGCAAGTTGGTGTAGTTTATGCACCTGATCAAAGTTTCAAACAAGTATCATTTGTTAATGGTATTTGTACTTATCATGGTGGTACACATGTAAATCATGTTGTTGATGCAATAGTTGATAAAATTAAAGCTGCTATTCTTAAGAAACAAAAAAAGATGGTCATCAAACCACAAACTATTAAAGATCATTTGATAGTGTTTGTTAATGCAATTATTGCACAACCCAATTTTACATCTCAAGTTAAAGAAACATTAAAGACTAAAGTTAGTGATTTTGGTAGCAAGTGTGAGTTTACACCTAAATTTTTAAAAAGTGTTACAGGTTGTGGCGTAGTAGATCATGTAATTAGAGCAGTTCAATTAAAAGATGAAAATAAAATCACTAAAGGCGTAAAGAAAACTAGTAAGGGAGTCAATGATATCATAAAGTTGGAAGACGCAGCTAAAGCTGGAACAGCAAAATCTCAAGAGTGTACATTAATTTTGACAGAGGGAGATTCAGCCAAGGCATTAGCAGTAGCTGGTCTAAAAAAAGTTGCTGCAGAATTTTATGGTGTATTTCCTCTCAAGGGTAAGTTACTAAATGTTAGAGAAGCACTAAGTTCACAAATTGCAAAAAATGAAGAGATTCAAAATATTTGTAGGATATTAGGACTTAAAATTGGTAAAAAGTATGAATCTACTAAAGAATTACGTTATGGAAGATTAGTTATTATGACTGATCAAGATACCGATGGATTTCATATTAAAGGTCTAATCTTGAATTTTATTCATTATTTTTGGCCTTCCTTATTGAAACTAAATAACTTTATCTTTGCATTTCAAACTCCAGTATTAAAAGCTTTTAAGGGTAAACAAGTGATTAATTTTTTCAGCATTCCTGATTACATTGAATGGAAAGAAACATCAACTGGTAATTGGAAGTTAAAGTATTATAAGGGTCTGGGTACATCTACTGTTAAAGAGGCCGAAGAATACTTTTCAAACATTGATAATTTGTTAACAGCATATATTAATGATGAAATATGTGATGATATTGATACAACTGATAAAGCAGATACGGTAATTATGAATACAGTTATAAAGAAAACTAAAAAGGCTGTTAAAGTAAAAGATGATGATGATTCCGATGATGAAACTGATTTAACAATAGATAATAAAGTATTTAGTTCAAAATATGGTAGTACTACTACTGAATCTATTACTTTGGCATTTGAAAAACCACGTGCAGATGATAGAAAAATTTGGCTAAAAAAAGATCCAGATTCAGTATTAGATTATAATGACCGCACTGTTTCTATCCCAGATTTTATCAACAAAGAAATGAAATTGTTTTCACGAGAAGATTGTGAACGTTCTATTCCATCTATTTGTGACGGTTTCAAACCATCTCAGAGAAAGATTTTACATACTATGTATAGTAGAAAAATGTTTACAGTTGATAAAGAAAAACGTGTATCTGAAGTAGCATCATTAATTGTATCTGAAGCAGCATATCATCATGGTGAAATGTCACTAGTTGGAGCTATTATTAAAATGGCACAAGATTTTGTTGGTGCACAGAATATCAATCTATTGGTTCCATCGGGTATTTTTGGATCGAGATTAATGGGTGGTAGTGATGCAGCTGCTCCACGTTATATTCATACATATATTGAACCAATTAGTCAGCTATTATTTAAAGCTGTTGATACAAATGTATTAAATTATTTGGATGATAATGGAAAGATAATTGAACCAGAATATTTTCTTCCTGTTCTACCAATCATTCTTATTAACGGTACAAATGGTATTGGTACTGGATGGTCATCATTCATTCCAAAGTTTTCACCCATTGATATTGGCAATATTTTTAAAGCAAGACTTGACAATATTGAACCAAACTATGACATCAAACCATGGTATCGTGGTTTTACTGGTTCAGTGTTAAAATCTAATACTCCTGGTACATTTTTGGTGTATGGAAAGTATCAAATTGTTAATGAAACTACAATTCGTATTACCGAGATTCCTATAGGATCTAAACAAACAAAATGGGTATCTGATTATAAAGCATTTTTGACTGATTTAGAAAAGAATAAAACTATTATATCAGTAGAATCTAATGTTTCTGGAGCATCACCTATTTTCACTGTTACGATGGATGAAGATGTATTAAGTAAATGGAGAGAAAAGAAAGAAATATATAAAAAATTCAAATTAGTCAACAAAATATCTACTTCACAAATGAATCTATATGATGCAAATAATGAAATCAAAAACTATAAAAATATTAAGGAAATATGTGATGATTTTTATGATATCAGAATGGAATTATATGTTAAGAGAAAACTCTTTTTGATCAATAAATTCGAAAATGACATTCTAATCTATAAGTGGAAAATGCAATTTATCAATGATGTAATTAATAAAAAGATTATTGTCTTTAGAAAGAAGAGAACCGAAGTTATCAATAAGCTTTTAGAATTGGGATACCCAAGATTGTTAATTAATGCTAAAAAGAACAGAGTTGAAGATCAGGTTGTAGAAATTGATGTTAATACTGATGCTGATCAAGAGGAAGATATGGAAAGCACTAGTGATGGTGCTTCATATGATTATTTAACTTCTATGAAATTGTTTCAATTTACTGAGGAAAAGATTGCAGAATTACAAAAGCAGTTGGATGAAAAATTAGACGAATTGAATATTATTAGGGAAACTTCCGAAGAAAAACAATGGTCAAATGAAATTGATATGTTTATAGATGAATTTAATGTATGGGTAGATAGAGTACCTGAAACATTAGATACAGTCACTTCTGGTAAACGAAAGGCTAAACGTACCAAAAAAGCAACTACTGATATGACGAAGAAAACTAAAAAGGCTGTTAAACGTGTTAAAAAGATCATTAAAGAATCGTGATTAATTAATGTAAATAAAAATTGATTTATTAAAGATAACTAATAATTATATTATATAATAATATAATTATGTCGTGTACTGATTCATTCATCGAAACGTTTAAATTATTTGAGTTGACATTTGAAGAAATACCAAATGAGGATATTATGAGTATTAAAGAGCATTTGAAACATTTGAGAACATTAACTGATCTCGAAAAAAGATCTTATATAAATAAATTAATTGGTGATAATCGTAAAATAGAATATTACGATTATTGTTTTTTTTGATTTTTTTGCTGATTAATGAATTTTATTTATCAAGTTGAACAAATTACTCATAATAGTTTCTTCACATAACAAATTGTGTAATAGTTTTTTATTATTAGTCCATGGTTGAATATACATAATGATCTTTTTCAGAATTGGTTTTGTCAAGTCATTATTTGGAATACTAATTATAGAATTAAATATATCATAATAATATTTATTAAATCCTGTGAAAGCATTAATAACCATTGTGGATTGGATATTTATTTCTGTTTTTTTATCAAATGAACTAATTAATTTTTCATTTATTTGTTCGTGATATAGTGGATGAATAGTATCAATGCAATCACTAATCAATTCCATCACTTTTGTCATGATTTGATCCAAGTTTTTATCTAAATTATTATAGAATACCTTGACAGATTTAATCATTGGTAAACATTTTTCAGCAGCCTTAGGTAAAGAAGATAGTAGTGCAACATTATCAGCATTAAGTTTATGACATTTGTAATATAATACTGTTTTACCTTTTCCGTAATCTAGGTTACAATATGATTCATGACCATCGAATTCTAATCTTGGACCATCAATAAAATTATAAATCACAAAACCTTCATAATCCATAATTTCATTAAAATTCGATCCTGTATTACTATATGGGTAATGATGATAATATTCTTCAATAGTTATTTCTCCCTTAACAATATTATCTATATCCGATATCATGTTATTAATTGTTGGTGTATCTTCCATCAACCAATACAATGGTTCCATAAAACCAGCTTTCTCTATCATGTTTGACAGTTGAAAATGAGCTCTATAAACACCAGTAGTTTCACCAATATTAAATGTACAACCTAAGAATTTACTAGTACATTGCTCATATGATACAGCCAATTCAGTATGTACTTTATTCCAAGCACTAGTTCGATGTTTACTTACACACTCAAATGATAAACACATTGTTTGTTTCATTAATTCTCCGGTACAATTCCAAAAGATATTTAATTGTTCTAGTAATCTATCTATAACATACATTTCTAATACTTGAATTGGTTCCATTGTTTTAGCCATTTTTAACATATCATTATATTCAATGTTCATCATACCACATCCAATACAAGTAACATAATAATCTAACATGTCGGGTGACACAGTTAAAGTACCAGATGAACACAAAACAGGAATAAAACCATACGATTCTGCCTTTTCCATAATTAGTTTTGCTACTGGACAATTTACTAGTCCTTGTCTCATAATATCACATAATATAGCATTACTTTTAGGATATAATGAGATTCCTAAAAGCGAACCATCATTTTTAAATGATAAACAAGCTGAAATAGATGATCCATTATCGAACTTTCCAATCATATTCTGTTGATTAATATCATGTAAATTATTCGTATTTTCATTTATATCTACATTATTCACTTTGTGGCATGGTGTAGCATATTCCATACCACGTTCTAACAATTTTTTAATACATTGGATTTTTCCATCAATTTTAATAAATACTGATCCTCTAGTTTGTCTCATCCATTGTTTACTCATATCTTTATTGTGTTGTAAATAATTTACGAATAAACATTCTTTTTCATATTGTGTATCTCTAAATATATGTGGATGATTAGTCATAAATCTATTCTCACGTAAAAAAGTCATACTACTATCAATAGATTCAAAATCATTTAAAAATTCACATGCATCAGGATTGTAAGTATATGAAGTACTCAAATATCTTAACATGCGATTAATATGAAATATTCCTAAACATTCAAAATCATTCCATGTGTATTGAAAACACATATTTGGTTGGATGTTACATGATCGAACATAACTATTTGTAGATATAGAAGTCATTGCATTTAAGTTTTTGCAATTTTCAGGTATCCAAGACATTACATCTCTATTTCCAAATAATTCAAGTTGCTTTTCTTTAGAACACATCATTCTATCACAATCTGTTTCGTTAATTTTTGATCCTCTAATAACATATATAGCTATTTTAAACATATTTTTGCATTCATCAGGATATATTTGATTTGCTGATTGATAGTAATTAATTACACTATCAACAATAATAATTTTATGACAATTATATTTTATTAAATTGAAGATTTTTTTATTCACTATAGAAGATAAATTATTCTCCTTATAACTTTTGTACAATTCAGAATATATTTCTCCTCTTGGTTTTTCAATATACATTTCAACATTCGGTGTCAAAAATTGCTGTGTTACATTACACATTATTAAGTCACGTTCAATACAAATAATACTAGTCTTTTCAATTCCAAAACTACATAAATGTTTAATAATATGCTTTGTAATAACCGACTTTCCAGATCCAGATTGACCATATAACTTTATGATACAACCTTTAATATTATTTTCTTTATTAAATTTAATCATATCAAATGATGGTATAATACTTTCTTTAAATTGTTCACGTAATTCCATGATATCTATATTTTCAACAACTTTGGAAATTTTACCATATGAATCTCCATAACTCAACCAATATAATGATTCTTTAACTTCATCAATTTCAAATCGTAATAAATCCATTTTATATTTTGTGTCTTTGTCAGTGTAATCTTTTGAATGATAGCCACACATATGTGTAGCAATTGTTCTACACATTATTTCCCAACTCTTTGTATCAAAGTAATTGGACACTGTATCATTATATAATTGTAACATAATTCCTGATCCACATTCTCCATGAAAAGGAAATGCTGTTACACTATTTACTTTCTTTTTAAATTTACGAACACATCTTACTTTTCCAATATCATGAAATAATGCTGTAATAGCAAGTTGTGTTTTTTGCTCGGGAGAGATATGAAGAGGCATTATTTCCATGCATTTTAACATGGCTAATACTGAATGAGTTAATAGTGATTCTTCATGATATTTACATTTAAATTCATCATCATTATGTACATTTTCTGTACCCATAAGATTTAATAATTCACCAAATGAAATGATTCTAATTTCTTGAATATTGGTTTCAACATTAACGTACAAATACGATGTTTCAATATTTAGAAATTGATGTATATCATTTAATATATTCAAATCATAATGCATTATAGTAATATGATCCTTAAATAATGTTAAATAATTTGGTAGATCATATGATCCATCAATAAGGGTATTAACAAATTGTTGTGTGTGGTTATCCATTTTAGACATTAATATATTATTATTAATAGCATCATACACCTATATAGTTCAATTTTTTGCTATAAAAAATTGAATAATTATGCACATAAGCACTATAGTATTTATATAGTAATGTTAAAGGTGATAATTTCTGATCGATCCTATTCTAATTGGCACTTTCTTACCGAAAATGATGAGCCCATTGATGTCGATCTAGCACTTAATCCTGCAACATCGCACATCTTTTCGAATGATATTATTGATATTACAGGTAATGATATATCAATAATATCTTCACCCACCAGAGAACAATCTAATATTCCTGGTACTCTAATACTCGATAATAAGAAAACGTTTACTATTAATGGAAAGATAATGTATAAATGCATTCCGAATGATAATTCATTGCCCATTTTTCTAGTTCCATATAAAGAAATATTGAAATTTAGCAAAAAGAGTGTCAATAAGTATGTAACATTTAGATTTGATTCATGGCAAAGTTCACATCCTGAAGGACGTTTAGAGCAAACAATTGGTGATGTAACAGATCCTAATAATTATTATGAATATAGATTGTATTGTAAAAATTTAAATATTTCCAATAGAAAGTTTTCTCAAAAAGTTGTTCAAAAGTTAAAATCACAACCTTTTCTTCCTCACCCTAACAATGAAGATAGAACAAATCGTAATATTATTACTATAGATTCAGAATCAACACAAGATTATGATGATGCTATAGGTTGTAGTGAAGTAAATGGTGATCAATGTTTAAGTGTCTATATTGCAAATGTTCCATTATTTATGGAACAAAATGATTTATGGAGTTATTTCACAAAAAAAGTTGCAACAATTTACTTACCAGATAAGAAAAGATCAATGTTACCCACTATTCTTACTGACAATGTTTTAAGTTTAGTAAATGGTGAACTAAGAAACGTTTTCTATGTCGATATCATTTCTAATGAAACAGGAATAATTGATGTAAAATTTGGTAATGCTACTATTTGTGTAACAGTGAATCATGTATATGAAAGTGAAATGTTGAATGATGATTTAGAATATAAAAAAATAATGTCATACACAAAATCATTGTCCATTCTATATCCATACGTTAAAAACATCAAAACATCTTTTCAATTGATAGAATACTTGATGATTTTAATGAATAATCAATGTGCTATAAAACTTAAACAACATGGTAAAGGTATATTTAGATCATTAGAATTGACAGATCAAACTGTTCCCGATAATGTACCAATGGATATTGTTAATCAGTAAAAACATATAATTTTAACTTTAATTTTGCTAAATGTTGGAAAAATACTTCTAGTCAATACACTGTTGAATCGAAAGCTCATGATTTATTGGAATTAACAGATTATATTCATATTACTTCACCTATTAGACGTCTAGTAGATATCTTAAATATGATTCAAATGCAAACTGTTTGTAACATTTATTCATATGGTGAAACTGCAATCGCATTTTATGAAACCTGGTTAAGTCAAATAGATTATATAAATGAAAACAGCAAGAAAATTCGAAAGGTACAAAATGAGTGTGAAGCATTACATTTTTGTTCTGTGACAGATATTGATAGAATGACATTCGATGGTTATGTAATTGAAGAAAATAGCAGAGGATATAATATATATATTCCACAAGCTAAAATGATTTCGAGTATAAGAACACCAGATACATTACATCAATATGACAAATTAAAGTTAAAATTATATGTTTTTACTGATTCTGAAACACTAAAACAAAAGATTAGAGTTGATAATGTTTCATCTCCTATTAATATTATTATTTGATTTATTTATCAATTATTTTATCATGTATTTGATATTATCGATCATTATATTTGAATATTCTTGTTCGTACCAAACAAAATGTGGTGCATCTAATAAAAGAATATATTTAAACATTGAAATATTATTATATTTTTTCAATGATTGTTTTTCTTCGTATGAAGTTTTATTTCTCCTAGAACCATTCAATTTTTTTAAATTATTTTCACTAGCATAAGATCTAAAAAATAATGTTTTGACATGTAGTACCGGATCATAATATTTTAATGCATGTTGTGCAAATTGATATGAAATTATATCATATATTTTATCAATTGTTATATTTTTCTTTTTTGATGATATATTATTTTTAAGCGCACTTAAAAATTCTTGTAATTGATTAATATTGATATTCTTTTTATTTTCTCTATTAACAACATTTTTTATATATTTTAATTCATATGCAAAACCATCAATACAAACACATAATATACATTTTGATGCATATAATTTAGAAAATAATATTGATAATACACTACCATAGCTATGACCAATTATAATAAATTTTCTTTTTGATCCATATTTTTTAATAACATCAGTATAAACATTATTACAAATAGTTTTAAAATCTAAATCTTCCAATGTAAAATTTAGATTATTTGTATGGGGTCTTACTTTTTCATCTAATTTTTTATATTGTTTCTTCTCTTTAGTACTAGTTGGTGTATAATAATTATTTATATTAAAGCATGTTAAATTAAATGTATAAGTATCTCCAATTCGTCGCAATTCTTTTAAAAAATTTAATTTTGTTAAAGTAGTGTCTTTAAAATCATATTCCCACCATTTTTTCGAAGAACCAAAACCATTAAATAATATTATAACAGGTTTTTGTGGCATATAATAGTATATTATATTTAAATTATTCCAAAAAATTGAATATTATTTAATCACAAACCATTATTATATACTAGTAATGGTTTGTGATCACGATTCTTGTTTAAAAATGGCTTCATTTAATTACGAAGGTTATACTAAAAAGTTATATTGTTTTACTCACAAGTTACCAAATATGGTAAATGTTAGGCATGGTCCATGTTATGAATCAAATTGTAAAACCAGACCAGTATTCAATTTTAAGCATTATCGTAATGGTAAATATTGTAAAGTACATAAAAGTATTGGTATGATTGATGTAAGAACTAAATTATGTGAGTACAAAACCTGTAAAATTCAACCAACATTTAATTTCGTTGATAAACCTGGGTCAAAATATTGCGATGTACATAAAGAAATTGGAATGGTGAATAAGAAAAGAGTTAAAATTTAAACATATAAACTTTGTGTTGTAATAATAAACTTTAATAACAATGGTGAAATATCTTTTAATTTATTTAATAGTTCAAGATTATTATAATGTTCAGCTATTTTAATCATTTCTGATGCTATATTATCGATTTTAATTACAGCCTTTGAAAAATCACCCACTGTCAAATCATAATTTGATTTTAAACTACTAAAAAACATGATCGATTCTTGTTCGTCAGTAATCATTAACCATTCCTTTACACAAATCATATTATAATTTATATCAACTAGGTTCAACGGTATACTATGACGCAATCCAATATCAATCGTATAATTATGTATTTCATTCAACATAGTCAATACTTTATATATTGATTCATCAACACCTATTGATCCTAATGATACCATAAAATCATCCTTGACTCGTGTATCATTATATACGCTGAATAACACAATTAGATCTGCAACCGATAAATTACTAAAAAAGTTTGTATCGAGAATTAATCTAGACATTACTAAATTAGGTACTTCCTTTATAAATAATGCTACATTACCCAATTCTGTTATAGATTTATCAGAATCATTTATAAAGGTCAAATCATTCAAGAATGAAATGGATACCATTGTTTGATTATTAAAATATTGATTTGTATTATTTATTTGTTTATTAAGGGAAAATATTTCTTTGACTAACCTTTTCCTTGCAACATAATATTCGAAAGATAATTTGAAATTTAAAATAGTTAATTTATTCTTTTCTAATTGTTTTGTCACTTTATTTCGTCTATTCTGTTTTAGACCATCTAATGTATCCAGAGTAGACATATATTCGTTGATTTTATCTTCGTCGTATGGAACAGGCTTATGCAACACCAGTAATTGCTTTTCCAATGCATCACATTCCAGCCTTTGATATTCTATATTACCATCTAATTCTATATTTACATAACTGTTACTAGAACTTGATGTAATATCATTAACATCAGTTTTACCACTCTGATATGATAACAATATGGTGTCCATTGATACTTGATAATGTGAAACTAATGCTCTAGGTTTACCATTTAATAATTGTTTATATTCAATCATACTGGGCATATCAAACAAATTAGAACACAAAATCACATGACCTATTGTATCGAATCCTCGTCTACCTGCTCTACCAGCCATCTGTAAATATTCATCAGACATTAGAAAACGTTCAGTACTTCCATCGAATTTCTTGGGTGATGACATTACAACAGCTTTAGCCGGCATATTTAAACCAACTGCAAATGTTTCGGTACATAATAGTAACATAATTTTCTTTTGCACTAACAATATTTCTATCATTTCGCGCAAAATAGGCAAGATACCAGCATGATGCATTCCAATTCCCTTTTTAAGTAACTTTATAGTATCGATATATTGAGGCAATATTAAAAATTCATTAAAATTAGACAACTTTGATCTCAATATGTGTTCACAATCATGTTCAATAGTTGATGGAATAGTAGATTCAACATCAAATAATGTTACTTCAATCTGTTTAGCATATTTTTCAATTGTTGATCTCGAAAGAACAAACCAAATAGTTGGTAACAAGTTATTTTCTTTAAGATATCTAACTGTATAATTGAGAACATATGAATACGAAATGTGAATTCTTTGTTTACTAATATATTCTTTGATCTTTTTTGTTATTAAAACATTATCTTCATGAAATGATTTACTTGAATCCTTAATTACTAATGGTTTTCCGATGTATTTATTTAGTGCTTCAAATTCTGTTTTAAACTTTTCTTTCATATATCTAAATTCACTAGGTGGCATACAAGTCAATACATGATGGACTAAAGGTACAACACGATAATCAGTTGATGTTAAATATATTTGTTTTTCTGGAGAAATCTTTTCTATCCAACTAGCAAATGATTCAGGATTAGATATTGATGCTGAAAGCATGACAAGTTGAATATGTTTTGGTAACCACATTAGACATTGTTCCCATACAATTCCTCTATCTCTATCTGAAAAGAAATGAACTTCATCAAATATTACAGCACCTAATGCATTATCTATATCTATATCAAATGTTAAATAATCTTTTCTATCTGTATCTCTTCTTTCCAAATTATTTCTTAAAATCTCTGTCGTCATAATTAAAACATCGGCATTTAAATTATGTTGTATATCTCTGGTTAAAACACCTATTGAAATATTAGGAGAATACTTTTTTGTTAGATCATTGAACTTTTGATTGGATAATGCTTTCAAAGGAGTAGTATATATTACTTTCTTTCCTTGCTTGACAATATGTTCAATCGTAAATTCAGCTGGTACGGTTTTACCCGATCCAGTATGAGCAGTTACTAAAACATTATTATTTGTATAAATAGCTTCAAAAGCATATTTTTGAAAATCACTTAGGGTAAAAGGATAATCATTGAAAAGATGATCATATTTAACATTATTATACGGCTTGTCGCAAATTAATACCATTAAGAATATATATCACGGATTCCATTAAATGAATTAATCAATTTTTTAAAAATTGATTAATAATTGTATAATGATAAATAAATATTCTTCCGCTGTTAATATCAGATTTATTATCAAATTGCGATTATGATTCATTTCATGTTGATAATGTATTTAGTACATCTGCACATTTAATAAATGAAATAATAATGACTGGTAAAGTGTACGATAAGCAATTGATTTTTCATCATCATAAAATAAAACAATGTATAATGCATGATTTTCAACAATATGTCAGTACTAAATACACATATAATTAAATATATTCATAAAAAAACAATTCACATGTTGTTGATCATAAGATGCAAACGAGACAAGGTGTGTTCGAGTGAATCAATATCAACATTCATGTTGGCGAGACGCATGATCGCTGGATCAATAATTGTGCCACGTGCTGCCATGACAATGAGACAGTTCTCGATATTGTTGCGCAAATTCGTGATTTGAATCATGTGCACATTAACATTGTTATTGGTAGCAAATTGAGACATAGTGTAAAAGTATATACTGTGTATCTTGGTATGAAATAATAATAGAGTATTATATTATTATATTATTCAATTTTTTATAATAATTGAAACATCTAAATCAATATAAAAAAATTAGTCGATAATACGCACATCGTCAGAATTGGTTAAGGCAAGTTTCTCCAATCTTAACATGAAAATTCGAAGAGATACAATGTCATTGACACTGATTTTATCCATTATCTCTTGATAGAATACAGGACTAAGCATTTTATTTTGCTCAAATAAGCGAAGCAATACTTTGTCAAACTCTTCGCGAGCATTGATAGTAGTAATAATAGTTTCGGACATATTGAGTGTTGTAAAGATATGGACTAATAATACAATTATAAATGAACATATTATTCAATTTTTTTATTACATTCACTTAAATAAACATGTATAATATATATAGAATGTCGAATCAAATACAAATTAATATATCTATTGTTTTAGATTTATTTCCAAAACTACATAATTTTACTGATATTGAACTATCTGGCATTATAAAACATTTATTTAATAAATGGTATGATGAATCGTATAATAACAATATTTCTACTGAACAATTAAATGTTCATATTGATAAAGGTATGGAATCGTCCATTAATACCATTCAAAACAGTATAAATGATATGAATCAAATTACTAAAGAAATGTATGGAATATCTAAATCTGTTAAAAAAGGTCAAATATTTGAGACATTAGTTCAAGATATTATTCAGAAACATTTTGAAGATTATTCATATAGTGATACATCAACTATTGCCCATTCTGGTGATGGTTTACTAATTTCTCCAACAGGTTTACAAGCTATGGTCGAAATGAAAAATTATTCTTCCATTGTTAATTCAAATCAAATCAAAAAGTTAAAAATTGATATGAAATTTACAGGAATAAAATATGCTATAATGATTTCATCAAATACTTCTATACAAGGTAAAAAAAACTTTGATATTGAAGTTTTCATTGATGAAGGAATAGAATATCACATAGTATATGTCAGTTATGTATTTGAACACGAATATAAAATACAGACTGGAATAGTAATGTTAGAACATTTATATAGTTTAAAAAAGAATGAAAATATCAATTTAATTCAATCATTACAAGTCGAAATAAATGAATTGAATTTAATCATCGATTCGATGTCTTCTATTAAAACCAACTTTTTATCCATGGAAAAAACAATGAAAGATAGTTTAGATAACTTTTATTTAGGTTTTCGTGAATCAGAATCAAATATGAAATGTCAAATAAAGACTATAATGGGTATGATAAATAAAAAGATTGAATGTATAAATGTCGATTCAGAACATGTATTAACTTTTTATTCATCTAACAAAGAATGTATTATATTAAAAAAGTTGTATGATGAAATATTTTCTAAGGAATTTCTTGAAATGAATATTGAAAATTCTATGATAAATTTAATTGATATGAAAAAATCCAAAAAAATAGCCGAAATTAAATTTATTGCTAAGAGAATAGATATACAGTTTTTTTATCCAGATATCAAATTAATGATTTCAAATGATAAAATAGAAATAAATAAAAAGTTATTAATGACAATTATTAAGGATTATCGTTTATTACATCACATAGTAAGTTGATCAAAGAAAACCTTACATAAATTCATTGTTAATGCTTCCAAATGAGTGATAATACGTGTTCCTTTAGATAGTTGAACTTCATATTTTTGAAATTGGAATAATATTTTCGTCATAAAATCATGTGTATATTCTGGATGATTGGTAATAATTTGATTCATTAATTCAATCATAATTTCAGAGCCATTTATATTGGTAATCAAAATATTATTATATATTTGTCTAATTAATGTAATTGAAGCAACATTGATAATTCGCTTATGTTTGTAAATATAATGCATTGTTGATACAACCGTTGATAAATAAGCTTTCCATGAAATAGTAAAATCATATACTCCGTTAATATAATATTCTAACCACCATAAACATATTTTAATATTATGATCAGATTTAGATATTATATGATTAATTGTTGAAGGATGAATTTTGATGTTTTCTTTTTCAATGATATAATATAAATATCTAAATAATTCATTTTCTGTTGGTCTAGGAATACGAATATTTAAACATCGAGATCTCAATGGATCCAATATTTTAGATATTTGATATCCACACAATATAAATTTACATGTTGTATGATATTTCTCCATTGTATATCTTAAAGATGTTTGAGCATAATAAGATAAATTGTCCACATTATTAATTAGAACAACCTTAAATGGAATCAAATCTTTTTCGAAATGGAATGATGGACCACGAACATATTCTTTAACAACTTCTTGAATAATATATTTATCAATACCTGTATTATTTGGTTCGATAATGATATGATATTTTGATTGTGTTATGTCTATATCAACTTCTGAATTACCATAACCTACTATTTTATAACTTTCTGTATCTAATTCATTAACTTGTGGTCCATATATTTCTTGTAGAAACAATCTAATTAATGTTTTCTTACCTGATCCCGATGCTCCATGAATTAAAATATTTGATAGTTTTTTAAATTTTTCATATCTTTGAACACTAACATATCTCAAATATTCATCACACTTTTGTTTGAATGTTTTATTAGTACTTTTATCGGTTAAAAATCTACATTCTTCTTCAAGTTTTTCTTTCAATGGTGTTAAATTTAATAATTTGTTATATATATCATTATGAAATTTTATATTCTTTTTATCTGTTATTTTATATTTATCAATTAATAACATGTTATAAGATTATACCTGTTAAGATTATACGTATTAATATTTAACTAATAATATTTAATTAATTCAATTTTTATAAAAAATTGAATTAATTATTTTAACATAGACTATATTATCAATATATTAATGGTTTCTCTTTGTGAATATTTATTCAAATCTAACAAATATAGCTTTATTAAGCATGTTGGACAAAAATGGGCAAGAACATCTCATAGACAAATTAATATCAATCATATTAGAAAAATGACCAGTATTATGAATAATAATATCATTTTATTCTTTGATGATGCATATAAAGAATATATTATTCGATTGTATAAATTTACATATAAAAATCAACATACGAGAGATAGTGTTATAATTCACACTAATTATAATGTTTATTGTATTCTTTCATTCACAATAGTGCCATTAAATAATGATAAATCTGATGTAAATAGATTATTGGAAATATTATTAACTGGATCATACGATAATAAAACATATAATCTAAATAATTTGGGTACTTTATTCGATACGTATGGAAATGGTGCAACAAATATTAACATAAATGTTAAATGGATTAATAGTTCTACTAAAAAAACAATCGATATTGCAACATCATCTTTTGAACAACAACTAAAATTTTGGTTAGATGGTTTATATCATATTAGTCCTTGTGTTTTAGAATCATATAAAAACGCGAAATAATTGACGAATCGTAAATAATTAATTTTCGTTGTATTACTTTATTTTATTATACCAATGAATAGTATAATGACTTTTTTCTTTGGAGCCCATATGCCGTGTGCCAATATTATTGGTGCTCTTTCAGAAATCCAAGAATTGGGAGGTAATTTTATTCAAATATTTGTTGATAATCCTAGAGGAACATTTAATCCTAATTTAATTACAAAATATAATAAAATAGGTGATAAGATAAGAGAATATTTATCTGATAATAATATGTCTATGGTTATTCATGCTCCGTATACATTAAATTTTGCTAAAGATATAGATTACAAATCCATACAATTTAAAACAATATGTAATGAATTAATAGTTGCCGATAAAATTGGAGCAATAGGTTGTGTAATTCATGTTGGAAAAAGTTTGAAATTGACTGATAAAAAAGCATTATCAAACATGTTATTATCTCTGCGTTATATTATTAAATTTATTATGGACAATGATTTATCATCAAAGTTAATTCTTGAAACTGCTGCAGGTCAAGGAACAGAAATGTTTGTAACAGAAAATAATTCCATTGAATATTTAAGTAATTTTTATCATATGTTTAAAGAAGAAGAAAAGAAACATCTTAAAATATGCATTGATACATGTCATATATTTTCAGCAGGAATAGATATATCAACTAGAAAGAAAGTAAAATATTTCTTTAGAACTGTAGATTTAATATTAGGAACAGAAAATGTTGCATTAATTCATTTTAACGATTCACAAACACCATATAATTCACATGTTGATAGACATGCTAGTATTGGTGAAGGTACAATTGGTATTAGTGCTCTTTCAGAAGTATTAAAACAATCTTATAAGCGCAATATACCCTGTGTTCTCGAGACCAGAGGTGATTCATACGTTCGTGAAATACCATGGCTAAAAGAATTAACAGATACTTTTTGATTATTGACTTAACAATTTTTTTATATTACAATTAATAATGTGTGGTATTTGGTCAATTATTAGTAAACAATCTATATCACAACAATATGTTCGTGATAATCTTCATTTATTAGATAGTATTAAGAACAGAGGACCTGATAATACAATTGTAATGTATGATGATAATATCGTTTATGGTTTCCAACGTTTGTCTATTCACGATATAACACCATTAGGAGATCAACCATTACGTTTTTCATTTAAAGATTATGAGAACAATTTTCATATTATTTGTACATTAATTGTTAATGGTGAAATATTTAATTTTAAGGAGATCATTGAACAATATGGATTTGAAAATGATCTTAAGTCTCATTCAGATTGTGAAGTAATATTACATTTATATAAAAAGTTTCGCGACATTAATAAAATTCTAGAAATTATTAGAGGTGAATATGCATTTATTTTGAATATTGACGAAATATGTGGTAGCGAAGATACAAATACTCATACATTTATTTGTCGTGATCCTTATGGTGTTAGACCATTATTTTATAATACTGATGCTAATAAACGTATTTTCGGATCTACTCTATCTAGTGTTGGTAGAGGTGGTCAAGTATTTACACCTGGTACAGTAATGTCTATGTATAATTATAATTATTGTGAACAAATTCCATACTATACTTTTCCAACAATAGTATATGGACGTAGTGAACGTGATTTATTTATTGGTGTAACAGATCATTTAATTAAAGCTGTAAAAAGACGTACTTTATCGGATAGACCTATTGGTGTTACTGCATCAGGTGGTTTAGATTCATCAGTAGTAGCAGCAATAATGGTAAAAATACTTTTAATTCCTAATTTGCATACATTTTCGACAGGTTTACCAAATTCCATTGATAGAAAGTATTCACAAATTGTAGCAGATCATTTAAAAACTATTCATCGATATTCACCATTTACTGCTGAACAAGGCATAGCATTAATAGATGAACTAATATATGTTTTAGAAACTTATGATATTACTACTATACGTGCATCAATACCTCAATATTGGCTGGCAAAAGATATTGCGCAAAATTCTGATATTAAAGTAATTTTAAATGGCGATGGTGCTGACGAAGTAATGATGGGATATAAAGAGAATGAATATGCACCAAATGCTATGGCAGGACAAGATCATTCTATTTATAGAACTAAAAAGATTCACCAATATGATGGCTTGCGTATGGATCGTTGTATTTCGTCTTGGGGTCTTGAAGCTAGACCATCATTTTTAGATCAAGATTTCGTTGATTATGTTATATCTATTGATCCTGAATTTAAAATCCCTATTAAAGGTAAAAGAATGGAAAAGCAATTAATTCGCGATGCTTTCAATGCATTATATCCTGGACTATTGCCAGATGAAATATTATATAGATCTAAAGAAGCATTTTCAGATGGCATTAGTAATGAAAATGAAAAATCTTGGTTTGAAATTTTACAAGAGCATATGGAATCAATAGTTAGTGATGATGAATTTCAAAATCGAGATCAAATGTTTATAGATTGTCCTACTAAAGAAGCATTTTATTACAAGCGTAAATATCATGAATATTTTGGTAATAATTTTGGAGTTATAGATGGTTATTGGTTGCCTAATTGGGTAGAAACTAACGGTGAACCATCGGCTAGAGTATTATAATTAAAAATTGAATAATATTTTACTATATAAACCTATTACAATATTATTATCTTTTGTTTCACATACCAATAGTTTCCAAAACATGACTCTCGACGTATCTGAAATTTTTACCACTATTTGCGCAATGATTTGTGTACTGATTGTTGCATCAATCATTACAACACCCAGTCTTGATTATGGATATCATTCTGGGCGTAGATACTGCCGAACTGATTTTGATTATGATGGCACTTCGTATTTACGCAATGATGAGCAACAACTTGCTTATGTCAATAAAGAAGAAGAAAAGTTTCTTCTTGAACAAGCATCTAAATAAGGTGTTTTATGTTGATTTTTAGCTGTTTAACATGCGTTTTTTTATTGAATATTCATTATGAAAAATTGAAAACAACCAATTCTCATTAAATAATTTTAGTACCTACTTTTACTCTGTTACTAGTTACAAACATCAAATTCTTTTCACTATGCCAATTGACTGTACTGATCTGCAAGAAAATTACTTTTTGGGCGAGCCCATGTCAAGTGATCCTTTACCAGACACTCAAGACGGGAGATACCTTCTTCCATTTGTTCTCGCGATAATTGTGTTCATTATAGTTTAATTCTCAATTTATTTATCTTATAATTAAAGATATCATATTATACATAATATAATATGATTTATATTAAGCATATCGATAGCGATGACGTAATAAAATACGATAATGAACGATTCAATTCGAATAACCATGGCACACAGCCATCAGATTATGCTAATGTATTGAGAGCAACACATACTCATTCGTGGATAGATAAATTCCATTCGCATTATGAAGTTTTTAATTTATATTCTAATGATTTACAATGGCTAAAAGAAGCCAACGAAATATCATCTAAAACAGGTAAATTTACAGAGATCTATAGAGAAGAATTAAATCAGTTTGTAACAAAGTATGATCCATTTCTCACTGATAAATTTATTAGATCAGAGAATGTTAGCTTAAAATATGGCCAACATGGTGCGGGACCATATAATAATATGGAACAAGTAATTGAATCACTAGTATCGTCTATTAATGGTCATTCGCCAATTTATCCTGATACAGAACATATAAAGTTATATCTATTACCATGGATAAAAATAGATCCGTGGAAAGAATTCAGAGTATTTGTATATAAAAATAAAATCACAGCAATTTCTCAACAAAATTTACACAATTATTATCCTGAATTAACTGTTGGAAAAATTAATTTATATGGAATATTAATTACCAATTATTTTAACACCACTTTAAAAAACAAAATAGATTTAGATTCATATACATACGACTTTGCATTATTAGATGATGATAAACCTTACTTTATTGAATTAAATTCGTTTGGAAAGGAATATGCATCTGGATCAGCTTTATTCCATTGGTTATTGGATGAAGATATTTTATATAATGAGGATGGTAATATAGAATTTCGATATAATTATAAGTAATGGATGCAACTTTTTTCATTTATTGTATGTTAAATATTGATATTTCACACTATTTTCATTTATTATTTCACTGCTAATTATATCATAATTTTCACATGTTTTAAATATATCAAATTTCAATCGCACGTCATCATACGTTTCTTCTATATCATACACTTTCGTAATATGTATGACATTGCAATAATCAAAAAATAGTGAATATATTTCACTTCCACCAATAATAAATACTTTTTTATCATAATTTTCTAATATATCAAATATTTTATCCATATTAGTAAAAATAACATCATTCATAACTTTTTCTTCGTTTCGTGTTACAACACTTCGTGTTACAACACTTCGTGTTACAACAATATTGATTCTATTCTTGAGCTTTCCATTTGGTAAACTCTCAAATGTTTTTCGTCCCATAATAACTATACCATGTTCAGTTATTGATTTGAAACGTTTCATATCACCAGGTATATACCATGGTAAACTATTATTACGTCCTATTATACCAGATTCAGTCGTAGCAACAATTAATTCCATTACTATGTATATATTTATTTTGTTATTTTATAAAAATTGATTTTTAAACATCAAATAATATTATTATTATATTTTACAATGATATCACTATTGCGTACAAATACATATATTAAGAAACTTTTCCATTATTCTACAAAAACATGTCAATCTATGTTACAAAATGGATTGGTACAAAAAGTTATACCTGAACAAAAACAATCCTATTATAATCATCGATTATTGCAAAAAAATGTATGGGATCATATGATATTTCCTAAAAAAACTAGTGATAAAGATATTATAAATTATAAATCATTTATTCATGCTGGTATAAAATACAATTCATTTGATTTGTCAAATTATTTCCAATTTGAATTTCAACAAAATTATAACACTAATAAATCACAATCTGATTATAATAATAGATACAATACAAATAATTATATTTATACTCCAAAATACGAAATGGCATTGTGGAATTTTTCAATGTCAAATTGTTTAATATTTGGTAAAACAAATATTAGATTACAAGATGTAAATAATTTACTAACATTGGTAAAATTCAAAAACATGTCAGTTTATCATGATGTTATATGTATTGATAATTATCGAATTAGATATATTGAAAGTTTGAGTTCCAATGCAAAGTATACTATACTATTTCTTACAGATAAAGAATATATTGATCATTTAAATTTTTGTTCAACACATGAGCAAAAATATTTTGTTGTAAAACATTTAATTCAAATAATGAATGAAGTAAATGAAGAATTATTGAATCATCATAATTATAATGTATTAGTAGAATATTTAAGTAAAAATACTTAATTATTAAATCCAAACATAAACATACCGCCGGCATATCGAACAACATTCATATTAACAGCATACAATCGTAAATTACACGATTCATTCACTGGTAATTTACATACTATCGAATCAATGCGCGAACAATTTAGACCATTAACAAAACTATCAATACTATTTGTTTCATATGTTATTTTATTTGTTAACGAAATATATATTAATTTATCAGATAATTTATGTCCAACTGTTTGTAACACATGTTTATCATATTCAAATCGTGTGGCACCATTCAAAATCAAGACAAAGCCATTGATATTATTGATGTTACAATCCATACATTCGATAAAAAAACCTTTTACTATATGATTAAAATTTAAATGATATCTATTATCGCGATTTGCTATACATTCAATATCGTCTAAAGTTAAACCTTGATATGATCTTTCATACGATGAATTAATTATATCATCCATCATTTGTATATTTGAATAATTTGTTTCTCTTCCTTGGATTGTATTTAATCGTGATTCATTTAAAAACTTTTGTTCAGTCATAACACTTATATTATTAAATAAATAATTGATTCTACAAAGTTCAAGTCTTAAATCATGATATTGAAGTTGAAATAATAAAATTTCATTCCACGTAGATTCGAAAGGGATTTTAACTATATAACAATTGTCATAATAAATTATAGGCGACATTTTACTATATAAACTAATAGAATTTGAAGTGTTTGATCCACCGATATTGACAACAAATTGTCCATTTTTAATATGTGTTTCGAATTCAGACATTGATATATGTTCATTAATTTGAAATATTAAATGTGTGAACTTTATAACATCACAAGTTTGTCCCACTAATAAACGATTATTAGTAAAATCTAATATTTTATTAATCAATACCATTAATAAAATATTATGCATTAAATTCTAAGTAGTTTTTATACAAATTATGGACTATTGATATTTTGTTCTATAGCAAAATTCGTATGTCATTGTCATCAGTTTCGATATATTCATCATCCTCATTAATATATCTAGTCATATTTATCCATGTCGTTCTACATAAAGGACATGTTTTATTTATTCCATACCAATGTTTTAACGAATCATAATCATAATTAGTATTACATGATGAACAGGATGCATAATACATACCAATATCCTCTTGACATATTATACATACATGTTCTTCATCTTCTGATAGTTTTTTTCGCACATCTGTCCATACTATAACATACCTATTCGCAGATGGTAATCTATTAACATTATTCTGCGTTAGTTCAATTATTTGTCCCATTGGTATAATATTCCTAGGATCGACTATTAAACCATTTAATGTACTATTTTCCATAATAGAATAATATCCATTTTCATATTTAATCGAATTACATGATAATGCATGTATTTTGTATTCGCAATTATTATTATTGGTTATTTTCATTTTAAATTCATGTTCACCATGATTCAACGATCCTACAAAACTATTTGATGTACAATTTTGCCAATCTGTATTATTGAACGAAATATATAATAAATTGTTTGATATTTTCTTACATACTAAATGAATCATTAATCTATTATATTTAATTCGTGAAATATTATCACAAACAATATCTATCTCACTTATATTATCAATATCACCTTCGATAAAATAACCTTTTGACATTAAATTAAAACTTAAATCAATATGATTATTAGAATTGATACTTTGTGTTTCAAACATTTGAATCATTCTATTTTGTGTTTCGCCAACATACATTCTACGTTCCTGACTATTATTAAATATTAAATCAGTAATTATTGAACAATTATTGAATAAACTAGTATCAATATTATGCACTTTAACATTACATTCAGTATATTGACATGCGATTTGTAACAATTCTTTATGTAAATATTCAAAAGGTAATTTTATAGTGATAATATTATCTATTTTTTGTACAGGTTTTAATTTTGTATATAAGCTTAAATAATCTGATATTACAACATTACCAATTATTATATCAAATTTACCATGTTCTATAATTTGATTAAATTCTTCTATTGTCATATTAGGATTAATTGGTTCGAAAGATAAATATAAAAAACATACTGTATCAGAATTACGTGGTAAACAAATATTATATTGATCATTATATTTGTTTAAATTATATGATCTTATTTCATGAGCTTGTGTTGTAGAAACATATGTATTTTGCGATCCTTGTGCTACAAGTTGCATTAATGCCATTATTATTTATTATATTGATTAATTGTTTAAATAAATATATGATATATAATTATTAATGAGTTTAAATTCATATCCCGATAAATATTTGGACGTTGATTTTTTAACAAATTCCTTATATAATTTTTTATATACTGAAACAAATAGAGAATATTTAGCAGATACAAATTATAAAAATATTGATATTAATGATATTAAATTATCATTATTAGAAGATCGACAAAAAACAGTTATTAATAATATTTTTAATAATAAGATTAAATTTTCATACAAAAAACAAACAAAATATGTATTTAAATATAGTACAGATATTCATGCTTGTAACGTCACGTTGCAAATGTATGCTGATTCAGAAGTGAAATCATTATCATCTCATGAAAATGCTAATTCATTGATAACATGGATATTGAGTGAATTAGTTGTTAAAGGTATGACTAATGGAATTTTATTAAATATAATGACAATTGATTTAAATTCCACGTTATTAGATAAATTGATAGATAAATATCCTCAAATGTGTGATATTAATGCACAAAATGATGATTCAAAAATCATCAAATGTACAATATCTGAACATTTTCATAAAATGCATGCTTTAGATATTATCATTGAAAAATTATCTGATGAAGAAATTAAATCCATTATATTTCAAGTTATGATAATTTTATCAACAATTCAAGAATCATTTCCAACCTTTAGACATAATAAATTAACTATCGAATCTATACAATTGTATAAAAAAGAACCAAAAGTACATATTATAACACTGAATGGTAAAACAGTGTCATATAATGATATGGGTTATGAGGTAAAAATTACTGATTTTGATCATGCTATTATCTTGGGTATTACAGAAAATGATGCATTATTAAGTGAACATATGACAGAAGATCATATATATGATTTGGAAACATTTTTAAACAGTATAAATATAAAATCTATAAATACAAAATTATTAATTGATAAATTAAAAGATTTTACTGATAAAAAAATTTCGTTATCTAATATTATAATGTCGAAATATTTAGATTTAGCATCAAATAATTTGAATGGTGGCGGAAATAAAAAAGTAAAGAAATCTAGATCCATGAAAGGTGTTCGTTATATTCAAAATGATTATGATGACAATAACAATGATAATAAATATAATAATAAATACGAATCACGCAATCATAAATCGTATGATGATATGAATGAAAATGATTCGTTATCTAGTTTAGATTTGGACAGTGATAATAATATGTCTCAAGCATATGGTTCTGTAAATGGAATGTCTCAAGCATATGGTTCTGCAAATGGAATGTCTCAAGGAATGCATATACCACAAAATATGTCCCAAGGTATGCCTATGCAAATGCCACAAAATATGTCCCAAGGTATGCCTATGCAAATGCAAGGTATGCAAGGTATGCAAGGTATGCAAGGTATGCAAGGTATGCAAGGTATGCAAGGTATGCAAGGTATGCAAGCGCAAAATGCATCTATAGCTAGTATGTTACCACCATCATTTAATTCTAGTATGCCTGCAACTTCTGCTCATATTCAAGGTGGAGGAGCAAATGATTTGATTGCATTAGATGATCCAAATTTTTTTTTTTAAAAAATAAAAATCACGAATTAATTGGAGGTGGGGGTCGTATTATTCCAAATTTTCACGGTGATATAAATACACCATTTAAAACTAAAGAAGAATATAGTGCTAGATCTGTTCATGCAAAAGATAAACAAAAAATGGATGCAGTACATGAACGTATTTTTCCACCTGCACCTCCTCCCCAACCAATGATGCAAATGACAATGATGGACAGTGCATTAGGTCAAGCTAAACCTGCTCCAAAGCCACCAGCCTATATTTATCCTGCTACATCTGTACCAATTCCCCATCCTAATAATCCTGTTGCATCAACATATATGATTCCATGGGAACATAATCAATTAAATGTTCCTACTATAAAAAAATATAATATTACAATGCAAGGTATGGATGGAAATCTCACATCTGCTAGTCAATTATTCGAAGATATTTTACCAGAATCAAATATTGCTTTAAATAGAATGACAACTTTAGGTGAACGTACTATACTTCATTCATATATTCGTTCCATTCTTTTGAAACGAGGTGATGGTGAAGAAATTGCTTTTAATGATAAAAAACCCGAATTGATCAATCTATTATCTTATATGAAAATGTTAGAAATAAATCCATACCATTTTTCACGCATATCTAACAATGCTTATAAAACAATGGCTGATAATTTTGTAATGTTTAGATCATGCTATCCTATTAGATTAAATAAAAAATCCAATAATTTAACTTGTGCTGGTGATAATATTGGTGCAAATGTTCGTGTATATTCAATGTCTGTATACGATGAATTGGCAAATAGCATTAATAAAGATGGTATTGTTAAAATATTCTCTGATGTTTGGAGAGAAATATTATTTTATACTTTTATTCGTGAAGAAATATTAAAAAAGAAAATTTGTCCTCATTTTCCATTTATGCATTCATATTATATTACTGAAAATACAGGTATTGATTTTGATAAAGCTAAAGCAATTAAATCTACTACTGATATTACTAACGATACATTTGCTGCTAGAAATGAAAAGATTGCCAGTAATTTATTTAAGGATACTATCACAAGCATGATCACACAATCAAGAGGTAATGTGATCAATATAAATGTAAATAAATTAGAAAAATATTCCAATCCTGAAATATTTAATTTTGCTAAGAAGAAAAATATTAGATTGAAAAATAGAAGTACAATCATAGCAGATGATGATGAATATGATATTAATCGTAGATCTGACAAATGTATTGTTGCCATAACTGAAGCACCTGATATGAATATTATAGATTGGTCTACCAGAACATATATTATTGAAGATGGACCTATTAGAAGACAAATTAATAGTGGTGTTCATTCTGTTTTAACATGGAAAAGTATATTATTTCAAATGATGATGGCTTTTTATACAATGGATCAAAAACGATTTGTCATTAGAGATTTTAGTTGGGGACGAAATATATTTATTAAATCATTTAGTGATACTGGTGCTATTGGTTATTGGAAATATAAATTAAAAGGAGTTGATTTTTATATACCTAATATGAAAGCATTAGTAATATTCGATTCATGTTTTGATAAAGTGGATGGTGGATATACCGATACTGGCGGTGGTATTTTGGCAGGATTTAAGTTTAAAACAATGGGTGAATTTTATAAGGATACTGATCAATTACAATTAAATGGTTTTACCATTGATCCTATGGCTGAAAATGCACTTATTGATGAGGAATTGATAAGCTGTTTTAGGGCAATTTTTAATCGCAATCAATTAAATACTACATTTAAATTATATGGCGGAACACCACCGGATGCCGAAATCATGACTTTAATAGAACAAATTGGTGACGAAAATTATAGAGATTATAAGGGAACTGGTGCAGCTGAGCCATTAATTGATATTATTATTAAATATTTTGGATGTTTTATGCATAATAAAATTGGATTAATGGTTGATCAAGTAGATCAGCAGCAATTATTTACACCCGGTGAACATATTGATAGATGTAACACTGGAGATTTAATTGGATATAATGGCGATGCCGCATATGATACATATTATTGGGGTATTTATATTGGACTTGATGCTAATACTAATGACCATAATATATTGACTCTCGACAATGGAAATTATCTTATTATACAATTTCCTGGAACAGATATTAGACGTGTTCATGGAACTATTGCACAAATTTTTAAACCCGATCATAAATTAACTTCTTCGGATGAATTATTAGAAATATATAATGTTTCTTATTAAATATTGTATTAGTAAATTTTAGTTAAAATTTACTAATTGTACCATTAAATGATTGTTATTTTATCAATCAGAAATTAAACCACCATAATATGTTCTTAAAACTTGTGTATTACCTTCTTCGTCATCTGATTCTATATCTACATCTAGTGCATCTTTTTGTTCATTAGCAGTATATGCATCTTCTTTCATTTCATTTATATCTTCTTCGGTCATATCACTAAATACTTCTTTTTCATTGATTTCTATTTTAGTATAAATATTCGATTCCATTAATACAAAACGTTGTACATCTGTAAATGCAGTAATATATTCTCGTTTATTATGATTATTAAATTCTTGATTTATTATATCACTCATCATTGAAATAATAGTTATTTTATCATGCTTATTATCATTTATCTTGATAAAATCATTAATTTCGTCACAAATATACATTACCAATTTTTGATCAACATTTAATAATTTCACTAAATTACCAACATGTAAATATTCTTTTTCAAATGTTATTTTAACATTTGGATCAAGTTTTGTTAAATATACAGAATCAATCATTTCATTTATATTATTGAATATTTTCAAACTATTTTTTTTAATATTTAACTCTTTAAATTTTCCATGATATTTTTTAGCAATATATTCTGTTCGAGATCTTTTTATAGGAGAAATCATTTGATAGATAATTCTTTGTATATTAATCAATGTGTTCTTTAAATTTCTCACTCTTTTTCTAATAATGTCTGATACAAACGATGTCAATTTGGTATGTGGTGTAAGAAGATCTGTACCAATTATTTCTTGTAAATCTTTACTCAATGCATTATTAATTTTTTCATAACCCAAATATAACAATTTGTTCTTAATAGAATAAGTTGGCATTAATCCTTTATTAGAACCTAAAATAGTTATATAATCTTTTCCATCTTTATATCCCATGTAATTGTATGTTTGAGCATTATAGAACATGTAAATATTCTTTTCTTTGATAAAATAATAATAAACATTGATGTTAAAATATGGATCGTTTTTCTTGAATATAATTTTATTGTCTGATTCTATAAATGTCATAACCTTTTCTATTGAATTACCACGATGATCATGATCAATAGTATAAACATTGGATCGTAAAAATAATTTATTTCCTAATTTAACATTACTACCAATTATATCTTCCCAACCTTTAATAGTTTTTTCAATATGTTCATATAAATCACTTTCATTATTTTCAATATTATTTACAATATGTTCTTTATATTTTCGGGTATTAAATTGATGTATATTTTTCTTAGGATTCTGTTTTTTGGATGATATTTTTGTTCGTAATATATCATACTCTTTTTTACTATAAACTTGTAATGGTTTCAATGTATTTCTAAATTTGGTCATTCTTAATTCTGGAGGATTATGTGGCCATGTATATATACCAAATTCATCTTTTTCAAAATAAGGTTTCAATAATATTTCCTTTTCTACAGTTGTTTTGAAAATGATTTTATTATTTCCTAGAACAGAAATCTTTTTATTAATTGATTCTTTTATTGTATCAATAATTGATTCTGATACATTATTTGAATATAATTCACGCAATTTAGTAAAAAACTTTACTCCAAACGCCTCATAAGTAAAATGTTTATCAGGTTTACTATTTGTTTCTAAAATATTATTCAATAAATCTATTACTGTATGTATAACCGCCTTTTGATCTGTTGCATTTGAAATATTCTTTTTATCAGTATTTTCACCAAACCACATATTATATTTAACCACTATGCCAGATAAAATGAATAATACATAACATAATAATTTGTAGTTTTTAATCAATGATATATCATTACTAGAATTAATACGTATATAAATATTATTAAACAAATCAAAACCAATTTTATCAAATATATAATAATTTAACATTTTTTCATTAGGGAACATTTCAATAACATTTTCCGTCATTTCATTTAATAATAAAAGCACCATATACACAACAATATTATTAAGCTTTGGTTTTTTATATTTATCAACTTCTTTGGATGAAAATGTAAATATTTCATTTTTCAATTCGAAGAAAAAGAATTGTGTTATTTGAGCCGATATACCATATTTCTTCTCTGACTCATATACTCTCTGTTTTCTCTCAGCACCATCCATTTTATTCATTAAATTAAATTGCATACCAATAAAATCAATCAATGTTTTTGTAATTTCTTGACGCCGTAATTTAATACTTGGGCTAGAACCTATAAAATAATTAAGACCAATAGATCCAGCAATCTTTTCAAGTATTTTTTCTATATTTTTGATCGAAACACTATATTTTTCATATTCTGAAATATTTTCTAACGCTGTATGTAATGACATTGTCATAGTGATTCCTTCTTCGGTTGTCGATTTCCAATCAGATAAATATCTTTTTAAATTAATTATTTCGGAACATGATTTACAAATAAGTTGTTTTTCTAAATTTTCCATAGCATATTCTTTAATAAATAAATGTAATTTATTATTAAAATGATTAGGATGTTTAATTCGTAATCTTCTAATTCTATCCCATGTTATTAAATGCTGACATTGTGAATTTTCATAAACATCTATAATATCATCAACTATAGTTTCTTTAGATACAATCATTAATTGATCGCGTTTCAATGATTTTTTATCTTTGATTTTTACAATGGGAACCAATTTACTTGATATGCCTGGAATGTAATCTTGTTTTAAATCATATTCATCAATATGACTAGTAGATTTTTTCAAAAATAAATATTCATATACTTTACTTTTATTGCATTCCGTCAGGGGAATAAGCTGTTTTTCCAAATGATTCACATATTTTAAAGCGTCATGAAAATTAGTGAAAGTATATTGATTCAACATATTTATAATATGTTCATATGTCATTTCAGATATTTCATCATAGATATAACCCATTATAAACTTAAAATATTCATCCTGTGAAAAGTTTTCTACTTCATGAAATTTCTTCATTGTATCTTTGGATTTATCAAAAATCCAATATAATATATCGTTTGATTTTGAATTCATTATAAGTTGATTTTTTAGTACCTTAATCGTATTGCATATATTATTATTCTTTTTGTTCGATATGTTTTCTAATGAATTAATTACAGAACACAAGTATGATTTTTTACCCAAGCTAGTAGGTAATGCCAAGCCGACTACATTACTATAATTATAGGTAGTCATCATTCTCCAATCAATATTATTTGATTTAGCAAAATCATATTTTTCATCATTCAAAAATTCAATATTTGAATATCTAATAGCTTCAATAGGTTTAGTATTATTAAATGCAAAACCATTCTTTTTAAAATCTCTGAAATTTTGATATGGATACTTTTTAAGTAAAATCATTTCTTCATAATGACCAATTTGTTCATCAGTTTTATTCTGTGTATTATTTAATTTTTTAATAATATCAGTTTCTTCAACATTATTAATTAATACAGCTTTTCTATGAAATAAAGGTTGGTAGAAATTCTTTACATTGCCATTATTATAATAATCAATGATATCATTCATCTTATTAATAATATATTTGATTTTAGTATTATTTTTCTTATTAGATCTAATATTTGGATCAATATTTGTTGAATCGTCATATGTTTCTGTGTTTTTATGATATCTTAAAAAATCATCAACTATGGGAATTAATAATCTTCGTTTAAAAATAATATCTATTTTATCATCTAATGTATATTCTTCTGGATCATCTTGAGATAACATATCATGAATTTCCGAAATAAACGAATCATCATATTCTTTCTCATGCAATAACTTTTCTAACAATACATAATTTATTTCTTGTGATGTTGATTCAACTATTTCTATAAATTTACTTTCTAAAAAGGTCAATTCATATTCTTCTATCAATACATAAATATTTACTTTGTCATTTGTGGAAAATGATTGTTTATATAAAATAAATTTAATAACACTATGATAAATATCAGACGATTTTAAATTACTAGTGAATTCTTCACCCAATTCATTAAATATAGCAATAGATTTTTCATAATTTTTATCTAATATTATTTTCTTCTCTTGAATATGCTTTATGTTTTTTGATATATAAACTATTTGAACCATAATAGTTTTAATTTGTAGAACCATGGAATTAAATATTGCATTTTTACCAAAAGATAATAAATAATTAATAAATTCTTTTTCTGAAAAGTGATTTGATATGTTAATAAGAATATACATTAATACATATTTTTCATATGTTTCAATTAAAGATTTTTGTATGATTGGATCTTTATAATAATCTAATAATTCATTTTGATACGAAGACATAAATTTAACCATAAATTTTTCAACATCTGGTTTTGTTGAAGATGTTTTTAATATTTTTTTACTACTTGTATACGATTTATTTAAAATATCATCTAATATTTCATCAATATTATCACTGTACATTATACTATTATAATTGTGTGTTAAAAAAATTGATAGTATAGTTATTTAAAAGATTTTTCCGCATAATATAAATTATTTTCTGGTTATATTTAGGCAATAATATCAATACAAAAAATTGAAA